CTTCTGTACAAATTCGCTATTTTCGAAAGCCTCTTTTTCAATTTGTATATCTGGTAGTTTAGCTTCTAGCTTTTCAGCTACCAGTTCAGCGATTTTATCGATATCAGGAGTCACTGCTGACCTCATTTTCTCGATAAAATCACTTGGGATCATAGGAGTTTCACTCGCAACCAAATTCGGAGCGACTTCATTTGTAAACATAATCTTGTCTGCAAACCCATGATTCAAAGCTGATTCAGCATCAAACCAGGTAGTCTTGTTCATCAAGTCAAGCAAGTCATCTAGAGCCTTGCCGGTCTTATGAACATAAGCGCTAGCAATAGATTTGTTAAATCCTTCTAGAACGCCAGCTTCATGAATCAAGACATTATGGTCTCCATTCACTTGAGTTGAAACGTTGTGGATCATGATTTGGGCGGTCGGACTGATTTCAACCGTGTCGCCTGCCATTGCAATCACGCTTGCTGCGCTTGCTGCAATACCAACAATTTTCACGGTCACATCACCAGGATACGAGCGTAGAGCAGTATAGATTTCACTACCAGCATAAACATCTCCACCACCCGAATTGATATGAACCTCAATCGGTTCACCACTTTCAGGAAGGACAACATCTTTCGGAGCGGTTGCATCCCACTCAAGCCAATCGTAAAGCCATCTGTCATTGTTTGATACAATCATACCCTTAATCGGAATTACTTTCATCTTCTTTCTCACCTCCTTTCTCTAACTGTTCACCAAGTTGATAGTTTTTGGTGATGAGGAATTTATCGCCACCAGGGACAGATTCTAAGCCAAGTTCAGAGCGCACCTCGTTTCGAGTCATCGCTCCAGAAGAAATAAGCTTATCAATGCTTCCAGCGAGTGCAAACTTATCTCTCTGACCTTCGCCAATGATTACAAATAGATTATTGTGCTCGTATTCCCGTCTTGACACTAAGGCGAAATTTAGCCCATCACTCATTTTCTTAACAAGTGATTGGTAGCAATAACTATTAAACATTTTTTGGCTATTTTCCAGATTGGCCATGTCACCATGAATTAAAGCTGTTGGAATCCCTAAGATATCAGCGACCTCATCATCAAATTGCCGACGAAGTTTCTTCAACTCATCAACAGAAATATTTGAAGTTCCTGTTGTATTCGTATGCTCGGAATATTCCATTCCATCTTGAGCTGGAACAATGGCAATTGTCTTGGTGCTAAATGATTTAAAAAGACCATCAGCATATGATTGGAGTTTATCACGCATCTGCTTATCAAAACTCCCATTGTTTTTGGTTTTCAGAGTTCCTCTGATTTGATTATTCCTAGCCAAGGCCTCTACCAAACGAGTGTGTAACTTCTCGTAATCAGCAAATAAGTCAGAAATATAATCTTGCAGTCGGTTATTGTTGTACTGTAAGAAAATGACTTCACTCATCCGAAAACGCTTCTCAAAGGTGAATCCTCTACAAGTCACATACTCAAACACATCATCATAAACAGCATATTTAGTCCGTGTGTAAGAGTCAGCAACGAGCAACTGGTCATCAGTTGTAAGAAAGATTAGTACCTCGTTTTTTGTAATCAACCTGTAGACGACCTTTTGCCAAAAGTCTGACGCAGATTCATTTTTGTTTGGCCTTACATTCAGCAAGTAGTCCCAATCAGAAGGCTTAGCCTTACCGTTTTCTTGATACTTAAATGCTGACTTAGCAAAAATTCGAGCGATGAACTCAGCTGACTTATCAATCGCTAAGCTTTTAAGTTGCAGATTCCCAAACATCCGCTCAAGGTCCTCGAACTCAAAACCAACCTCTGGTACTTCACGCTTAAATAAATTCAGTAACCCCAATGCACTTCCTCCTTTCTTTTATTTTCTGCCGACCACCCACCCAAAATTTATTATTAGATTAAAAATCCCAACTATCAATCATGTCAAGAAATTCTCCAACATTCGACTCTTGCACAAGCTCTCGCTTGTAGAGAGCAGCTATCAAAGCATGAAATCCGTCTGTCTTTCTTCTGACAGGCTCTTTCTTCAAGAAACGCTTATTGCCATCCTTGTCCTCTTTGACGTAGGTGTTGTCTGTATACCAAATCATTGAGTTATCACCCTCAAAGATAAAACGCTCATTAGCAAATCCATCTTCTATGATTGGCGCGACCTTGGATTGAATCGCCCCAGGATTCCGTAAAAACTCATATTCAAACCCAGCCTCTTCCAAAAGAGGTTTCAACAAGTCCATTCTGAAACCATCGGCACAGACTAGCTCGATTTGATATTCTCTACTCCATTCATTCAATTTTTCAACCAATAAACGAGGATCAATACTAGGACTGTCCACAATCGTAAATAAGCCTTTGTCTGCCCATTCTTGGATAGGTGCTTTCAGCTTGAACGCTTTCAAGAATGCTTTGCGAGCAAATGAATGTTGCTTCCAGATGAACTCATCCCCATTCTTAAATAGTAAGCCCACACTTGCAAAGTCTCGGATGCTCGCATAGTCAAACCCAGCGACACATGACCGACCTTTCAAATCGATACCAGGAGACCGTAGACAAGCCACTAACTTTTCTCGAGAGGTCACATCTTTCTCAAGGTCTGCTTCAGGAAGATTCATCCGTTTTGTCATGAACTCCTGACGGCCAGACGGTTCCAGCTTAAGGTCGTCATAGTCAGCCTTGGTTCTAGCAAGCAACCTTTTAGCATATGGAGTGCTTTCATCCAACATCGGATTCGCCTTTGGCCAGTTCTTCATGTCGTCCACTTCATCCGCATTGTCTAGCTTGCAGATAAAAGGGAATAGCCTGAAATCATCAACCTCTCCATTCAAGATTTGCATAGACTTCTCTATCAGCTTGTCATAAAATCCCTCACGCACATATCCATTTGTACCGTTGTAGAATGTTCGAGCATGAGCAATTTTACCAAGACCAGACCTTTGAACCTTCACAGCCTTATCATCTTCAAACTGGTGAATCTCGTCAAACTCAAGACAACCATCACGAGCAGAGTCCATAGTCTTCGGATTATTCGTCCTAAAAGAAAAGACCGAGTTGTTCGCTCGACCTGTGATAGACATTTTAGTTAGATAAAAATGGTTCTCAAGACCACGCCTTTGAATGGTCTCATAGACTTCCTCAAACGAAACCTTACCCTGTTTCTCAGAGTTTGCAGTGATCGTCACATCATAATCTCTGATAGGGTAGATAGGACTAATAAAGAACGAGGATCTGGCAGACATGAAACCATTCTTACCACCCCCACGAGCAAGTGTGTACAGATACTCATCAAAGTGTGGCTCCCCGTCTTCCTTCCGAAAAAGAAAAATGAACGGAATCAAAAAAAGCTGGTACTTAGCCAGAGGGAAAAAGTTCTTTTCCGTAAACCGAATGAATTTCTCAATCAGGTCATTATCAAAATATAAATCATCACGAGGATAGATTTTCTCCTTGATGATTTTAAACAGCAACTTTCTTTCTTTGTTGACGACAATTTCTCCACGTTCGGCCATTTTGATGTATTCATCAACCAACGGATGAGAAATCATAACAGATCACTTCCAGACGTGGATTTCTCAACAGGAGAATTTTCAACCTCGAAATCAAACGATCGCTCAATCGCCAAAAGCTGATTACTTGTTGTGTTGATTTCTTTGATTAGAGAATTCGCTTTTTGAAATCTTTGTTGGCCGTTGTGGACAGTGACTACGAGTCCATCTTTTTCAAGACGAGATTTTAGTTCATAAAGCAGCCGGACAAGATAAAGATAGCGATTGACTTTTTCATACTGGATCGCATCCTTTTTTCTAGGACTGAAATAGCCGATTTTAGAAAGTAGCTGATTTTCTAATTCTTTTATATTTTTTTCCGAGTATTCTTCCATTACCCCCCACCCCCTTTAATTTTTTGTTAAAAATTTGGACAGTTAACCCCTCCCACCGGTTCCCAAAACCTTAAAAACACTGGATTTTTTTGACCGGGGGGTGTTGTCATCCCCAAAATTCATCTGTTCTGAAATTTTTCTCAATCATTTTTTTTGATTTTCGAAATTGAAAACGGCCGTGACGTTTATTGTGACATTCCTTACAAAGAGTTCTTAGGTTGTCGAGATCAAGAGCGAACTCTGGATAGAACTCTAATTCTTTGATGTGGTCAACTTCTAGGTTGTCTGTTGTAGTTCTTCCTTCAGCTTTACACCAAACACATTCATTGTGATCACGTTCAAGTGCTAACTTCCGAAGCTCTCTCCAGTCTCCTGAATTGTAAAACTCTGTTCGGTCTGCTCTTGTTGAAACTTCAATCATTTATTATCGATGTTGATGCTTTAAGCTCGAATTTATTTAGTTTGTCAATGCAATTGTTCAAGTGTTCAATCGCTTTACAACATTCTTGAGTTAACTCTTTTAATTCTGAGAGATTTTCAATTTCGACCCCAACTACAATTTTTCCTAATGGTTTTTGTCTATTGGTTGTTTTATTAAATAGTCTTTTAAAAATACCTTTCATAACTATGTAAACTCCTTTGTTTTCACTCTCTCAATTCCTTGTTTTACATATTCTAATGAATTCGCTACATGAGTTTTAACTCAGATTTATCAAGCGTTTATCCTGCATGCGTGAAACGAAATCATCATAACCTCAAAACAATGAATTGATATCAAAATAAAAAATTAAAAGCCCTGAAACTTCGTCATGGCTCGGTCTTGTGAATCTTGATTTTTGCCTATGTATCTTAGTGAAATACTCTGACTTGAATGGTTTAGTAGGTCCATTATCAGAGCGACATCCTTTGTTTGCTCATACATAAATAAACCAAAGGTCTTTCTCATCGAGTGAGTAGCTATGTTTTCTAGACCAACTTCTTCAGCAGCTCTCTTTATAATCTTGTAAGCTGTGTTTGGTTTTATGTGCTGATGCTTTCCGTTTCGACTCGGAAACAGGAAGTCTTCATCTTTCTTGTCTTTGATGTACTGCCTCATGGCATTCTTGAATTTCTTTGGCATCTTTCGTTTGGTTGGCTTGTCTGTCTTTTCATCGACAATCTGGACATGCCAGCCTCTAACGTGCTTTACTTTTAGTTTAACGATATCTCCAATCCGAAATCCAAGATTAACACCAGACAGAAAGAGCATGAGGTTACGTTGTCTATCCGACTCTTTGACTGCACTATGCAACGTCAGCCATTCAATCATAAGATGAACATCATCTCTATTTCTGATTGGTTCAACAACTACCACATATCCTCACCTCCTTTTTTAATGCACAAAAAAAGCAGAGTTTTTCTCTCTGCTTTTGTTCATGATACTAATTTACCACATTGTTTTTGTCAATTCTATATATTTTTTTGACAACTTTACATGAAGAGCAAATTTGAAAGTGTATCGAGAATCACTTCACGCCTTCTGTAAATCTGCTTGCTATGCCTGTACAAGTATCCAGTTTCTCCGTTTTCCATGATGTGCCAAACTTGAATCCAGTCATAGCCAGTATGTTCTCCCCAGCGAAGATAAAAGATTTTCTTGTCATCTGGTTCTAGATTTTCTAACAATTGGAAGATGGCGTTTTGGAGATTTTCTAATCTTAAAATCATCGGATCACTTGCGTATGCGACCGCTAAATTCTCGGACCTGTTCACGAATGTCCCACTTCCACTTGATCCTGTATCATCAATCCCAGGAACAGTGAGGTGTTTCACTTCGTACAGTCGTTCTAATTCATGTCTACGCTGACCAATAAGTTTGTCAATCTTTAAGTATTTATCATCGAGTTCAAACTCGAGATAATCTCTTCGTGCTTTTGTTAAATTCTTTTTGCCCAAACCTTACCTCCGACCTATTTTGATTATTACCCAATTGATAATTTTTACTCATGATTTGTAATCACGCCACCGGCTCCATTAACAGTAACCCAGCCATGCTTCTCTCTGGCTTCTGCTTCTTTCATACGGATAAGGTTGTCTGTGATTGAGTCTGACTTAGCTTTGTTAGCTTTAGCTTCTCCTTCTGCTTTGATGATGCCAGCATCCGCTTCAGCTTGTGCTTGAACCTTCTTAGTATCCGCTTCGACCTTAGCTTTTTCCTGTTCCTGTTTAGCTGTGTCAATTTCCTTCTGTTTGACAGATTCAGATTTGATTGCTGCTTCAATCTCATCTCCTGCATCCTGATCAGTTATTGTGAATGAAACAAATTCAAGATCATAAGATTCAAATTTTTCTTTTAGCGCCTTGTCAATCTCTTCATAGACTTCTGTACGCTTATTCCCAAGAATGTCGTAGATGTCATAATTCCCAGTAACCGACTCGATAGCTCTCTGTACTGCCGGAGCAATTACACTCTCATTAACATTTTCTAACTTCGTATAGTTTGAAAAAATTGTCATGGCCTTTTCTTTATTAACGCGATATTTCACATCAATATTAGTATTCAACCATTGACCATCTTTGGTCTGAGTTGTGATTTTTTCCATCGTCTTTGTTTGAACTGAAGTCGATAGAGTATAGACTGTATCGATAAAAGGAATTTTAAGATGGTAACCTGTTTGTAGGGTATTCTCTTGCACACCTCCAATTGCACTGACCTTTACTCCAACCGTATTAGCTGGGATACGCTTCACAGCCGTGAGGCGAAAAATTCCAAGTGAAGTAATAGCAACAACCGTGATGATGCCACCTTTTGCAAGTTTCGTAAGTTTAGTTTTCCCTGTTTCGTGATCGTATTGTGTAAACATTGTTTTTACTCCTTTTTTAAATCATTTTTCCTTCAAATACTAATGTAATAGTCCCTGTACCATCTCTATGCTTAGAGACCAAAGCACGACAATCTGAACCATATTCAACACCATCAATCGTGATACTACGCTTTATCTTGTCAACATTGATGATGGATCCATTTGATGTCTTAATTCTCATGTTCCATCTCCTCAATCAACCAATCCAGATTCTTGCGAGCCTTTTTCAGGTCTTCAAGACCGTTTTTCTTTTGGAACCGTAACATATACTTAATTGCGTTACCCCAAAAGAAAGCAGATGCTCCAGAAAGGTTCCCAATAAAGTTATGCACAACATCGATAGCCTCAAGACCTTTTGAGCCTTGGTAATGGCTTGGTTTGTTTACGTTGTCTGTCATTTTAACTCCTTCTCATAAAAACTATGTCATTCAAATTCCTCCAAGCGAGATGATTACTTTGATTTCTGAACTCTCGCTTTTTGTAAGTAATCTGATGTTTGTTCAAGTAGTAATACACCTGATTGTAGTTTAATCCTAATTTTTGGGCGATATCTTTTACAGTCATACCTTGATTGGCTAGTGAAATTACATCTTTGTGAAATATAGTCAAGTCTAAAATCTTTCGTTTCCCTAATTTGCGGATGCGATCTCGAACGGCTTTCTCACTACGTCCTAAGATACGAGCCAAGGTCTTGTACGAAAAGCGTTGGTAGTATTTCAGGATATAGCTATCATCTGTGTCTGACCATTTGGGCTTAAATTGCAAGTTAGGATTATATCTCTGAAGCTTGGCTAATTTCGACCGAACCGCTTTGTAACTTCTATCCAAAAACTCGCAAGCATGTGTTAAATCCTGTTCTTCTCCGGACAAGACATACCACTCCAAATAATCAACCTCATCTTCCGTCCATCTACGTCCTGCCATAATGTTTACATGCTCCATGTAAATAATAGGTTCCATCTTTTCGCTTGTTGATGTAATACGTGTACTGCCCATCCGGGCTGGCATATGAAATCTGCTTTTCTCCTCCCCAACAACCATTGTCGCGCATCATATGGCAATTCTCCATAATCCATTCTACGTCAGGCATCTAGTAACTCCTTGTTTTCGTAGATGTTGCCGATGATTTTAGTTTTATACTTTTCGATAAAACTTATCACATTCATAGTTACCGTAGTATTTGTAGTCCGACGGAACTTCACACAATAAGCGCCTCTTTCATAAAATACGCTAGTTATGTATTTATTACTTTTTAAGATATCCCCCTCAAAAATCTCTTTGCCGTTTCTGTCAAAAAGGCCTGTTGATTGCATGAGTTCGATTTCGTCAAAACTCATGAAATTTGTTTCACCAAATTTCCAATGCTCACCAACTAAAACACCCTTTTTAAAATCTATCAAAGAAACATCTAGCATTGTTTGCAATTTTTTATCCCAAGCTCTAAATTTTGGTATCATCCCAAATCCTCCTCTTTCACGAATGAACCATCAATCCAGCGACCTTTTCGGTCTTTGATTTCGTTATATGCCAGTTCAAAACATTCATCAAAATCATATCCAAGTGCATTGCTGATTGATTTCAGATAACCAACTGAGCGCACTAGATTATGTCTGCACATTTCCTTGCTTGCTAAATGCTGCGATAGCTGAAATTCACTGATGTTCGCATTTAACAAGTTAAAGCAGGCAAGCACATCCTTCTTTCTGATTTTGTCTGACTCTTCAAAAATCTGGTTCACGTCTTCCTTAATCAGCAAGGCCAGACCGACAATCACGACTGCACAATCTCCGATGCTGTCCTTAGTGACTTGCTCATTCTTCTTGAGATAACCAGCGCATAGCTCACCAAATTCTTCACTCAACTTGAGTGACTGCTTGTCTAATCGTCCACCGTTTTCAAGGTCACGATCAATAAACCATTTTTTTACGTTTTCTAAAGTGTTCATGTTAACTCCTAAAATAATTTTATTTTTTTCTCATAATCATCAAGTCTCTGCTTCGCAAGATTAAATATATCCTTGTCCAATTCACAACCGACATACTCAAAACCTAATTCTTGACAAGCAATTAAGCTACTTGCTGAACCAACATGTGTATCAAGAATCTTATCTCCGTCTTTTGCGTAAGTTTGCAATAACCAAAGATAAAGATTGATTGGCTTTTGGGTTGGATGAATTCTAACCTCATTCAATGCCTTATTTCCTTGCTGGATATGTCCTTCGGATATTGACTTTCCTTGCATCATGCCATTCCACATATAGCGAAATAGTCGTGTACTGTCATGTAAACTGCAGTATGCTATCTCACAATCTGAAAAGCTTGACTGGCCATTGACTTTATCCCAAACAATACGACCAGGGCCAAAAGAGTAGTCGAAGTAATTCACACCCCAAATAATTTGACTTTTTGAAACTCTAAACAACTCGTCAAAATAATCTTTATTTGGAATTTGCCACTCTGAGGTTTCGCCATACAGTCTGCTTACACCTATTGGACTGACTTTTCGTCCGTAAAATTTTCTTTTTTCTGGTCCAGAAAAATATGGAGGATCTACAATAGCTAAATCAAAGTGGTTATCAGGATATCTTTTCATGACATCCATACAATCTTCGTTAAGAAATGACTTCAAATTTTCACCTCATCCCCAACTTTCACCTTCTCATACACCTCCTTCGTAACCACGAACACCCCGTAATCACGAACCGTAATCGTATATAACTTCCCATGCCGTCCTTTTTCAATGACTGTACCCTTTATTTCTGCGCCTTGATTGTCTGCCTTATAGACGATAATCGGCTTCTTCTCTTCTAGATTCCGGATCTTGTCCATCTGCCAGATATTTAATCCAGCAGATAGCAGAATCCATACTGCGATGAATCGTTTCACTTTTCACATTCCTCCTCGTAATCACCAACCAAACCATTCAACCATGACCAAGGGTCGCAATCTCCAATTGGTTCAACATCCCTTTCTTGCAACCAAGCGGAGAAATCGACCAAATTACCAATATCAATTGTAAAGTAATCACCCCACGACCAGTAAGTTAGATAAATGTCAGTGGTTTCTCCTGTTTCATCTTCGACAGTAACATAACCATTCTCAACCATAGCTGTTCCATAGCAAGTGTCACATGTTCCTGTTAATTCCTCTTGGACGTCGGAATTAAATGCAATTACTTTATACTTCATCACTCTGCCTCGTTTCTTCCGCCTCTTACTTTTTGCAAATAATATTTATATATTTCATTGTCAGTATGTTCATTTACTAACTCTTCAAGTGCTTTATTGACTACTTCAGACACGCTTCCATAACCACCATATTCTTTAATGGCTTCGACATGGTCATATAGTTCTTGTGTAATCGTTGCTTGTATCTTTCTAGACATCACTCAACCTCATTTCTCAATTCAAAATCAATCCCATACATAAGCAGATTTCTTTGAAAATCAACAAATTCTCCAAGCATCTCAGCTTCTTGAAAATTGTACTCTTTGACTGAAACCAAGAAATCATCAATATCATTTTGTGCACTTCCGTACTCTGTTTTTATATGTTCCATGGCAAATTCACGACCATCTACATCAATTGTGTAGCAGATTCTGCCACTTGAATAATCATATTTGTAATTCTTGATAATCATCACTTCACCTCCTCAATCTCAATTCCTGGGCAGTCGAACACCCAGCCGAACCCAGCTTCTTCTAATTCTTTTCGAGTAACTTTATAATTCCCAGCTGTTATATCTTGACTAAAATAAAGAGCACTCCCTGATTGCGATTTGACCAAAGGCTGCCCATTTTTTAAAGTCACCACATACCGCTTCTCTTCCTCTACCTTATAGCCATCCAGCCACGCTCGAGCGAATGTTTCTTGGTTTACAAAATTACCATCCGCATCAACTTCCATCAGCCAATCATCAACCTCAATGCTCACATGCACTTGCGATATCGCTTGTCTTAGACTTAATCCTCTTTTACAATTTTCGATCCAATCCGCCACAACCTGAGGAATTGTGACTTCCTCGGGTTCGTCTAGTTGTTCTAAATCATCAAAAACCCATAGATACTTACGACTGCAAAAGACAGAACTTTTATCTAATATATTCTTGTACTTCTCAATCAATTCTTGTTTATTCATCTTCCAACTCCTTTATCTTCTTCCTCAACTCTTCATTCCTCTTTCTCAATGAATCCCGTTCCAGCGCTCTAATCCGTCTCTTCCGTGCATCGCACGGCTTTGAATACTCAGCTATTTTTTCTTCGTTTCTCTTGATTGATCGTTTCATTTCGTCAATCAAGGCCTGTTTAGTGTACTTCATTCAAATACCTCATCGATGTCTGCCCTCTTCAAATGGCAATTAATCGTCTAGCCCTGTCAGGGTTGGTGCGACGTTGATAGGTAGGGGTGTTGTAGTAATGGATCGTGCTCACTGATACACCCGTTAATTCTGCCAACTCCTGTGCTGTCCCTATCCCTAGCAATTTGTCGCCTTTGTACAATGCATACGTTTTAGGTTGTGACATTGTTCTACCTCCCTAGAATGGCAAATCATCATCTGAAATATCCATTGGCTCACCTTGTCCATAACTTGGTGGCATCTGGTTTTCCATGCTCGACTGGTTCGCAGAATTATCTTTCTTTTCAAGAGTTTGAAAACTCTCAGCTACAACCTCTGTCACATAGACACGTTGCCCTTGCTGATTATCATAGCTACGAGTTTGGATGCGGCCAGTGATTCCCACAAGAGCACCCTTTTTAACCCAATTTGCGAAATTTTCAGCCTGCTTACGCCACATAATACAATTGATGAAGTCAGCCTCTCGCTCTCCATTCGCTCCCTTGAAATTCCGATTGACTGCAAGGTTGAAGGTCGCAACTGCAACATTTGATGGCGTGTATCGCAATTCTGGATCACGAGTTAAGCGCCCAATTAACACCACATTATTGATCATGTTTCTTTTCCTTTCTTGCTGCACGTTCTCCGATTAAATATCCTAAAAACATCCATAAAATAGCCATTCCAAATTCTTTAATAAATTCAATCATTTTTTTCCTCCTGAAAAAGTTGCTAAATAGTAGCAATCCTTAGCACCGTAGTCGAATCGTGTTGTCCGCTTGCCGATGTGCTTCTGAAATCTTGGGTGAGTAATAGCTGAGAATGCCCATTGATGGTCTTCCATACGTTCAATGAGATCATCAACGTTATTAAAGGTCCCAAGAAAGAATTGGCAGTGCCCATTGTAGACGAAGTAAAGATTTAACATCAATACCTCCTATCCTTCATCCCAGCTGGATAAACAAAGCACCGACCTGTCGCTCCTTCAAAAATTCGACTTGATAGAGCACCGTTCCCGAAATCATCCGAGTAAAGCTCTTTAATCTCTTCGCTACTCAGATTCGTATTGATAATCGTATTGGTCCGATTATCCAAGATCTTGAACAATATCTGATGCGCCCATTCATTACGCCTCGTGTCAGCCTTGCGACTCTCTTTCCCAAGGTCATCCAAGAAAAGAAAATCAACCTCAGACAATAGCTTAACCATCTTCGCTTCTGAAAAACCATTGTCAAACTCAAAGCTTTCACGAATCTTATCAAACAAAGTCACAACTGACACAAATAGCACACTTTTCGGTTCATCATAAGACTTGAACTGCTCATTGAGAAATCGAGCAAATCCATAGGTCAGATGACTCTTACCAACACCAGAAGGCCCAGTGATGATAGCATTGCCAGTCTCACCTTTAACGTAGCAGCGCTCCAACCGCTTCACAAAATTCACAGCCTTTTCATCGATATCAACACGAATCTCATAGTCATGTAGTGACTTACTAGCCAGCTTACTTGAAACGATACTATCGCGAGCGAAAACCTCGTAAGTATCCGATAGCTTACTCTTGACCTCAGATTCCATATTCAACTGCTTTTCAAAGAGACGGATGTTCTCTTTCTCACACTCGGGACATTGACTGATTTCCTCAGCCTTTCCCTTGACAGGAATCTTAACAGACCAAAGATGGCATCCATGGATTTCACAGACATCATCAAGAACTGTTCTGGTTCTGAATTGTTTAAACTGTTTCATTTAAAATCCTAGCCTTTCATCAACTGCTGATTGAAAAGAGTGAACTTTTCGTGGCATAGGTTGGTTTAGATAATTGTCCATCTTGTTGCCGAAGAGCGTTTGTGGTTGCAGATACTGTTCATACTCTGTACCTTTCCACTTAGCGACCATGACGTCCACAACTTTTTTAAAATCTTCAAGTACATAGCCTTCTTTTAGCCTTGCCTTGATGAATTTTTGATGACTAGCTGTATTTACCTTGAAATTCTTTTTTGCTTTAAGATTCAAATACGAGATAATTTCTTTACAAATCGACAATTTATTATTGTTATTATCTATCTCGTTATTATCAGTCTTGTTTGTCTGTAAAATTTCCAGTTCCGATACTGTATTATTTACAGCTCCAGACTGTAAAATTTCCAGTTCCGAAACTGTACTATTTACAGTACCATCAACGGCACTTATATAGATTCTGTTAGGTAGGTTATTCCCTTGTCTAACTTCTTTTAACAGTCCAACATCCTTCAATTCTTTTTTGAATTTGATAACCGTCTTTTCGCTACTATTCAAATCAACCATAAGTTGCTCATTTGTGTAGTATTGAAATACATTCCCGTCTCTATCATGCCAGCCATTCTTTATTGAAAGTTCTAGCCTTCCAAATAAAAGCATGTACAAGATCTTTGCATGATTGCTTAATGACTTATATTTTTCATCATAGATGAATGGCTTTGGAAATTTGAAAAACGATAAGAAACCAGTGACTTCACTTTTTTTAATCATCATCTTGCTCCTTTCTTCTAACTCTTAGTATTGTAGCCATATGTAGGATCTGTTGCTTGATAATCAGATATGTATTTACTTTCTAGCGCCAGTAATTCATTTTCTGTACCATCTTTTAACTTGTCGATAACTTCGTATGTCCAGTCTGTGATGTCGCTTTTCTTCATCACTTCATGGAAATAACTTCCTGATTGTGCTTTAAAGTGTTGAAACCAACGAAAAATAGGATGATTAACAGTTTTTCCGATATAGACCTTACCAGTCTGTTTGTGGGTAATCTTATAGATAAAACCAACGATGTCCCCATTCTTGTATGTTCTAATATCTTCAGCAACCCTGTTCTCATAAAATTGTTCTTCATGCTCTAAGCAACAAAAATAATAACCACTGTAATTATTGTTCTTTATATCAATTCTATTGACAGGATTTTCTCCACAAAATTTACACGGAATTTTTTCGGTCCAAAAACTTTCCCAGTTTTCACTCAATTCATAAACGTTGACAAAAAAGAATTTTCCTTTAGCAGTTCTTTGAGGTATCTTTTCTGAAAAATATTCTGGATAATCTTCTTTGATTTTTGTCAAAACATCCTTCTTAGTTTCTAAATCAAAGTAGAGTCTTCGTTCTACTTGCTGAGAGTAGTAACTACCTTTGCTTTCTTTTCTATGATTAATTCTCACAAACCAATTTGCCATCTACCCCTCCACACTTGAAAATTTTGTGTATTCTTTATGAAAATACAACTTCACTGTCCCTAGACTGCCATGCCGATTCTTTTCCAGGATCAGTTCTGTTACGTTGTTTGCTTCTTGACTGTCTGCTTGCTCTTTCTGGTAATAGGCTTCACGATACAAGAAGGCTACAATGTCAGCATCTTGCTCAATAGAGCCAGACTCTCGCAAGTCTGCCAACATTGGGCGCTTATCTTGTCTCTGTTCAACTGCACGGCTTAACTGCGACAAGGCTATAACAGGAACTTTCAAATCCTTGGCTAGTATCTTCAATTCTCTTGAAATCTCTGAAACGATCTGCTGACGATTCTCACCCTTGGCACCAGTAATTAATTGCAAGTAGTCAATG